AAAATACAAATGACAAGCAAAGTCACAATGCATTCCCTCGTCACGAGAAATCAGCTCATTTGAGAACGTTAATCCTGGCATTAAACCACGTTTTTTGAGCCAAAAAATAGAACAAAATGAGCCAGAAAAGAAAATACCCTCAACTGCAGCAAACGCGACAAGTCGTTCAACGAATGAGTCAGCGTTAATCCACTTGATTGCCCATTCTGCTTTTTTCTTGATAGCGGGTACAGTTTCAATCGCATTAAATAAACGATTCTGTTCTTCTTTATCTTTAATATATGTATCAATCAAAAGTGAATAGGTTTCACTATGAATGTTTTCCATCATGATTTGGAAACCATAAAACATTTTAGCTTCTGTGAATTGAACTTCGTTAATAAAATTCATCGCCAGGTTTTCATTTACGATACCATCCGATGCCGCAAAAAACGCCAAAACGTGTTTAATGAAATGATGTTCATCATCATTTAATTTGTTTCCCCAGTCATTGATGTCTTGTGCTAAATCAATTTCCTCGGCCGTCCAAAAACACGCTTCTTGTTGTTTATAAAGCTTCCATATATCGTGGTGTTCGATTGGAAAGAGGACAAAACGGCCAGGATTTTCTTGTAAAATCTTTTCTTTCATTTATTAAATTTATAGGACTACCGATTAAGTAACTCTTGTCGTCTCTTAAATGCGTCAGCCGCCCTTTTGGTATTTGTTTTTACTTTTTCTTCTTGGTGACCGAGAAGTGTTGTTTGACTTTCAGTATCAATTTTTAGATATTTGTTATCAAACTTGCAGTTGTTCCAAATAATACCATCTTGACCAATACGTGATTTAAGAAGTGTCATTGTTGCCAGGTTGTGTTCTTTTTGTTCAAGTGTTTTACCAACGGATAATACAACGTGACCAATCTGTGCCTTTTTGATTGACCCACCCATTTGGTCGGCAGTAACTACTTCAGATGAGATTGATTCTCTATTTCCTTGAGTTGCTGTCCATATTGCAATATCAAATTCATGGGTCATAGCCTCAATACTTCTCATAACAGAACCCTCACTTTTCCATTCTTCACCGAAAATACATCTTTCAGGTGAAATACAATCCACGTAATCGATTACCAAAAGGTCTAACTTTTTACCATCAGACAAGTGTTTTCTTATTCTTGATTTAATTTCAGAAATGGTGACAGAGTCACTTGGTAACTTCATTGTACTAAGTGAACCCGTATTTACTTCTTTAATTTCCTCAATAATTTTCTTAACCTCATCTTTTCTTTCGGATTGTGCATCTGACTCAATTCCTGTCCAAATGGTAAAGTGTTTTCTTTTGATATTTGATGGATTGTCCTCGAAGAATATTTGAAGTACGTTAAAATTATGATTGTATGCTGTGTTTGAGAATAATGTTAATAATGTTGTCTTACCTGTTCCGGTAGGTGCTAATACAACCCCAAGTTCACCTCTACCTAAACCACCTTTAAGAACATTATCAACTCCTGTAATTCCTGTTGGAATTGCTTGTCTATTATCTTTTTCTAAAGTGGCATCAATATCATGAAATACGTCCATTGATTCTTCAGGAGGAAGTCCTACCTGCATCGCCTTCTGAATAATAGTTTCAATCTTTGGGTAGTCTTGGAATGCTCCGTTTTCGATGATGGTATTGATTTTCTTTAATTCCTTCTTTAGGTTCTGTTGTTTACAGAAATTCAACGCTTCGTCCTTAACAATAGAATTATCTTGTGTATTTGTTTTGATGGATTCAAGTGTATCTAAGTGAATTTTTGCATTCTCTCGAGACCCCATCTCTGCAATAATTTTAATTGCCAAACTCTGATAGTCTGGTAATTTGCTGTGCGTCTTATAATATTCTTTAATGCACTCTGAAATGAATTTGAACGATACGTTGTCGAAATATTTACTTTCGACCCCATCGATAATTTGTTCTCCATATTTTTTATCCTCTATAATTGACCTTAATAATGCTTGTTGAAATGACGTTCCTAACGTACCAAAATTCTTTTCATTCATTGTATATATATATTATTTTTTTATAATTTATGGTTCAAGTATCTTGTTTCCAGTTCTTCAGATGATAAAATAGCGGTTAACTCCGCCAAATATCTCTTCAGGTGGGGACGAATGTCCACCGTATATCTCGTTTTTGGATGAAAGAAATACGCGGGGAACACCCTTTGAATAAATACTTCGTCACCCATCTTAATTTCCAACAAAAAAGTTTCTTTCGAGGTATCTTCCGTGGCTTCTGCAGACCCCAAACCATAAAAATATTCACGATTTTCGTAGAGATAATCCGAAGTTTTTATTTTTAAATCTTCAAAAATTTCGTCACAAATATTTTTCACATAATAATGCATGTTGAGTGAACGACGAGATTTTGGGTTATGACCCCTGACATTAAAATAACGTTGGCAAATAATGTTTCCTTCAAGAGTTAAAAGAAATTCGAATTTAGTTACATCTTGATTAGTCATTGGTTTTTATTTTAATTATTTTTTTATTTTTTTCTTTTCTTGTTAATCTTAAAAAGGGGTTTAAGAAGTTTATCCATGCATCATCTAACTTGGGAAGGAGAAGGAAGATTCCGTCTTCTGTCATCATTTTCATCATATTCTTATATGAACGTCCTTCGGGGTCTAATCGGTCGTTTATTAAGGAAATAATCGACTCCTTTGCTTCATCCGTTAGGAATGGTTCGTCAAGACTCACAATTCTATTATTGACATCAAAAAATTCCTCTCCAAATACTCCGTATTTGGTCACTCCAGTTAGAAGATTAGTGATAAGACGATTATCCTTGTCTTCCTCAAATAAGATGTTAAATCGGTCTCTAATGAAGTCTAATGTAATTCCCTCGGTCTTTAGTTCGGGAACCATGGTGAGAAGTCTTCTGACACCAAGATTCTTTATACCTGCAATATTATCAGATGGGTCACCACATAACATCTTTACAATTTTGATGTTCTCTATTCGAATCTCCTCGTGGTCATAGACAAACATATCGTTAGGTTGATACATTCGACTATGTGTGGGATTGAATAGTCTTGTGTTCTCCGATACAAGTTGGGTAAGGTCTCCGTCAGATGAGAATATAATTATACCTTCATTTGAGTGTTGGACATAATATGCTATGGAATCATCTGTTTCACAATAGTCGTATTCTCCTTGTCTCACAAACAACTCTTCGAGGTATTGTTTTACTCTATTTCGTTGTTGTCCGTAAGAGTGGACTTGTTCCTCACTTCTAATTCGTTCCCTTCTGTTTTCTTTATAGTGGTGGTAGTATCTTCTGCGAGATGATGAACCTTCTTTACCATCCCAAAATACCACTACCTTATCTAATCTATGTGTCTCAATAGCTCTTCTAAGAGTATTGATGAAGTGGTATAATCCACCAATATGATTACCCTTGTAAAAGTGATTCTTTAATCCAAAAAAACCAATGGTTAATAAATTATCTCCATCAACCAATAAAATATTAGACATTTCGTCTTATGTAATTTTCCGTTAAACAATATCAATCTTCAGTATCTTCGTCAGCTATAGGTTCAAACTTAATATCTGTAACATTTGTAACTGATTCTCCGAATAGTTTACTTATGTAATCAAGATGTTCCTTAATATAATTTTCCCTTGAAATCTTTTCTTCTGCTGTTTCTTTTGCTCTCATGAATCCGTGTGGCGTTACCATAATTTTTCCATCTGCGAACGCAATACCATTAACATGATTCTTCATTACTGAAATTTTACTTCTGGTTGCGATAGTAATGGTTCTCTTATTTTTTGTGATAGAGATTTTGGTAATACCAGCATTTTTCTCATTTCCAAAACGGAAAACCAGTGTTGAGTTTAACCAAATTGATTCGCCCCCTTTAGCTTTGATTTTTGGTTGTTCCCATGGGTTACTTGGAAGTTCTACCCAAGGTTGATTTACAATCACAAGAGTATTCGTGTTTGTCTTATCCGCTCTTCTTGAACCTGAAATACGTTGGTTAATACCCATACCAATTTTATCAGAAAGAACTGATGCGTTGTGTTGTTTACCACCTTTACCTTCCCAGGTCATCTTACATGGTACAGAACCAACAGAATCCCAAAGGAACAATAGGTCATATGGTATTTCACCATTTTCTTGTGCATCAATCATTTCATTAATAAAGTCAGTAATTTGTTCAATATACTCGAAATCATTTCTAAAAATGAAATCACCTGTGAAAGTAATTTCACCTGTATCGGTATTAACATCTTCTTTAACCGGAACGCCCATAATCTCTGCGTGTTCAAAGTTGAACTTTTGTTCTGTAATAATGAAGATGGGTAATATACCCTTTTTAATTGCGTCCGCAGCTGCCGCCAATAATGCGGTTGTTTTACCTGTATCCGTGTGACCAAGGAACATGTTAATGTGTCCAAGAGCAGGACCAGGTAAACCCGTTGCGTCCAAAAATGCGTTACCCAAATCTAAAAACCTATCAGGTTTGTAGGTCATTTTACTTGAGTATTTGGATGTTATACTAGAAATTGAAAAATCTTTTTTCTTAATAACCATATTAATATTTTTTAAAAAGGACTACTCTCAAGGACAAGATGTCCAAGAGAGAGTCCTGTATATTGTTCTTAGAATGGGAGGTCATCATCCGCGCCATCACTTTCTTGTGGGTCTACTGGTTTTGTAGTTGTAGGCGAAGAGGGGGGCATGATTGTTCCACTTTCTTCTAAATTAGAAACCCATTTTTTGGTTTCACTATCCCACTTTGGAACTTCACCTTTGGCAACCATTTCTAAATATTCTTCGGGTTTTTTAGAATATACATCCGCCCATGTCAAATCATCGTTTACCCATGAGTCAGAAGTCCCCTTATCTGTGTGTAGTGGATTTTGGTCTTCGGGGATGATAGATGTGATTGTAGTATACTCTCGACCATTACCGGCTTTGGTTAATCCCAAAGTAATGATAAGGTCACGACCAATGTTTACATCGGTGATATCGCCTTTGTTTTTAAATAAAGGAAAGATTTTATCTAATACACCATCACCTCTACTATTGTGTTTGAAACGCCAGAACTTAACACCATCCGGTTCGTTCTCTCTATCGATAACTTTTACAATATAGAACTTACGAGCTCTGTATTGACGAGCAAGAACCTTGTCGGATTCAAGTCCTGTCATATTGAGTGCATCGTACACCTCGTTTAGGGGTGAACGTTTACCATCCTGTTTTGGGTCATATAGTTTAACCCAATTACCGTCCACCTGAACCTCATGGAAATACACCTCTTTAAATGGTGAACCACCATCTGTGGTAGGTAGGATTCTAATACGTTTTTCACCACTACGGGCACCTTTTGGTAACAGGGTAGTAAAATACTTCTTTAATCGTTCTTCTTGTGAAACTTTGTTTGAACTGCCGCCAGCGGCTTGTTTGTTTTTCTCATACTTAGCTAAAACTGCATCAAATGTAGACATAAAATAAAATTTAAATTGGTTATATGTAAAATATAGTAAAAAAAAACCGGATTACAAAATCCGGTTTGAAAAAAGTTTGAAAAATATTTTACTCTAAAGTTAAAAGATACAAAAGTTTGTTTAACAAACCAAGCATCTCATCCCTTAGGTTTAAAAGGTCTGTGTCTTTGGATGGGTCTAAGTCTTCTGTAAATTGGATGATACCTTCGACACATACTGTAATCATGTCTTTTGGATTCATCTCCGACAGGTTTATAAGTTTTATATTATTAGTCTCATCATCTAAAACAAATCTACCATACTTACCCATAGCAATCTCAACGAATTCATCAATTAATTCTGTGAAATCATTATAAGTATTACCAAACGCTTCGTGTCTTGCGATACCCTTTGTTTGCCAGTGGTTAATTTTTAATTGTAGATGTAGTCCTAATAAAAAATTTACTTTAGAACCTAAATTCATCTTGGTCGTCTTGTTTATTAAACGTATCTCTTATTGTTTCTTGTGAATAATTCTGAATATCGTCTTTGGTTAAGACATACTCATTTTTACCACTTGCCCTCATTTCACCTTGTTTTTGTGAAAAGAACTCTTGTGGGTTTTGATTAAAGGGATATGAATCTAATGAACGCATCTCAAGTCTTTCTTGAGGGGTTGGTTCTTTTACTTGTTCAATCTTAGAGCCCAATTCGTCAATCTTAGCCATAACAGCATCCATATCTGCCAATTTTTGTTCTAAGTCGTTCAATTTAGTGAACACATCGTCCATCTTAGAAACAACTCCTTGGTTCTCACCCCTGCTATTGTCCAAATCCTTTTTAATTGATTTGGTCATATTAACTAAATCGGTGATATCGATTTCTTCGGTTGTATCTTCTCCTCCCCCAACTGGTGGCGGTGCTCCAGCACCGGCATCCATAGGTGGAGGGGTGGGTGCTCCAGCACCGGCATCCATAGGTGGAGCCACTGCCGCAGGGTCCGCTGGAGGGGGTGGAATTTCCTGTTCGTTCATTAATTTAGTTGCGTATTTGTTGATTTCTTTAAATCTAGCAACTTCTTCTAATAGTTTTTTTTCTAATT